ATTTAAATGGGTAGTTGATGACCGTTGTGTAAAGACAATTGAAGAATTGCAGAATTACACATACGTGAAAGATAAGAAGACCGATGAATACACTAATAGGCCGATTGATGCATATAACCACTGTATTGATGCTATTCGGTATGCAGTAGAGGAAGAGAATGGTCATGGAAGTACGAAAGCTAGAATTATTAAATCATTTATTTAAGGTGGTGAGATTTTGAAGACAATTGATTTTGGCAATGATAGAGTAACTCATAATAATCGTTTTATTTATCCTGTAGGACAAAGAATGTCAATAAATGAGATTTTTGGTTTTATCTCTTACAATGAAAATACATTAAAATCTCAATATCGTAAAAATATGGAGTACTATTTGGGGAAACATAGTATTCTTGATGATCCAAATAATAAGACAGATAATATTAATAATAAATTAATCGATAATAAAATTAAGCCGTTGGAAGATTCATACAACGGCTTTTTTGCTGGCATCCCTCCAGTAATTTCTGCTGAAGATAAAAATATTAATAAAATTTTACAAGATTGGAATAATGAAAATTCTTTCCAAGATGAGCTTAACGAAATAAGTAAGCAAGCAGATATTTTTGGACGGTCTGTCGTGTTTATTTATCAAGGTGAAGATAAACTACCACACCTTACTCATTCAAGTCCAGAACGGGCATTTATTATATATGATGATACGGTTGCCCATAATCCATTAGCTTTTGTTCGATATGAATTAGATGACACAAAGAATTGGACTGATGCAAAAGGCCAAGTGCAATATGCTGATAAGTTTTATATTTTTGAAGGTATGAATCTTGCCGAAGATCATATAACCAATTCAGAAGGAGTTAATCCATATGGTTTAGTTCCTGCTGTTGAATTTTATGAGAATGAAGAACGGCAATCAGTCTTTGAACAAATCATTACACTTCAGGATGAATTGGATCATGTAATGAGTCAGAAAGCCAACCAGATTGCTTATTTTGATAATGCGTATATGTTTATGTTCAATATAACCCTCGATGAAGATGATGATGGTAATCCTAAGTTTGATTTTAAGAACAATCGGTTAATTTATGCGCCAACTGTAGATCCAAATAGTGATCCAAAAGTTGGCTTTATTCAAAAGCCAGATGCAGACGGGATGCAAGAAAACATGATTGATCATTTGCAAAAGTCAATCTATGAGAATACCGAGATTGCTAATTTACGTGATGAAAACTTTGCTAATAATGCCAGTGGTGTAGCAATGCAGTATAAATTGCTTTCAATGCAGAATAAAGCAGATAGTAAAGAGCGTAAATTTACTAAAGCATTGAAGCAAATGTATAAAATTGTTTTTCAAACTTTGTTTGATAATGATAGTCAAAGAGAGCAATGGTCTACTTTGAAGTTTCATTTTACTCGTAATTTACCAGATGATATTTCATCAATGATTTCTGCTGCTAAAAATGCTGAAGGAATGGTATCCCAACAAACTCAACTATCTTTATTACCATTTGTTAAAGATCCGCAAGCTGAAATTGAGCAGATTAACAAAGAAAAGCAAGAAAACATCAAGAATGCACAACAAGCTGTTGGGTCATTGCCTGATTATTTGAATTCTGGTGAAGATGATGACAAGTCTGAAACAGAGTAAAACTTACTGGGATAATCGTATTAAAGCTGAAAAAGCTTGGCAAGAATTAGCAAAAAAAGACATGGAAAAATACAACCAACATATAGTTGGTATGTATAGTCGAACGATGTCTGACATTAATCAGCAGATAAAGGCTGATTTAGCATTATCTGAGGGGAAGCTTGTCAAAGCAGATGCGATGAAAGAGTATGAATCATTAGCTAAACGAGCTGTTGATAAAGCTAATGCACTAAGAGCTAAAGGTAAGCATGTAACTCGTAAAGATTTCAGTGAAGACGTTAATAACCGACTTAAAATATATAATGCAACAATGCGAATTAATCGCAATGAAATAATTAAATCTAAGATTGGCGCTAGATTGGTTGAGTTAGGGGTAGATCAAGAGCAAAGTTTAACTAATAAGCTCTGGAACGACTATATCAAAGAAAAAGAACGTCAAGCTGGTATTCTCGGTATTAGTGCTAAATCAAATCTTTGGACTTCAAAAGAAGTTCAAGAACAAATAGCTGGTCAAATAGCTGGTGCTAATTTTTCAAAAAGAATATGGGCTGATATAGATGGGTTGAAGGGTCAACTAGATGGACTTATATCTAGTGCAGTTATTCGGGGTGAGTCTCCGATTAAGACGGCTAAATGGCTAACTGGTATGGTGTCAGCAAGCATTACTAATCAAGAATATGCTGCTGAAAGATTGGCTAGAACCGAGATGGCAAGAGTACAATTTGAAGCTCAAAAGAAATCCATTATAGATACTGGATATAAGTACGTTAAGTGGATCGCTGAGGCAGACGCTTGCAGGACTTGCCGTGAGATAGCTTACAAGGATAACGGCTACGATGAAGACGGTATTTATAAGGCAAAAGATGTGCCTGACATTCCGGTTCATCCTAATTGCATGTGTTCTATTTCAGCCTACTGGGTTGATAATGATAAATTGAAGAATGAAGAAGAAAATAACAATTCTTCAAATGATTTTACTTTTGTAAGTGATAAAAATGCTGAAGTATTAGGACCAACATATACTAAACGAATAAATAAAGTGTTGAATAATGCACCAGAAAGAATGCAGAAATTATATGCTAAGTTTGCTAATGATCCTGAAATTCAATTTACAAGCGCTAATACTAGTTATTATCAACCATTTACTACTAGGATTGTTTTTAATAAACGGTCCTTTGATGATCCTAATAGACCAGAAATGGAAACTTATTTTCACGAGGTTGGTCACTTAATTGATTATGCTAATACTCCAAAGAGATCTAAATCTAAGGCCTATTTAAATGACCTCAATAAATTAATGCATGAAGATATACAAGATCTAATTGATGTTGAAGTAAATAGAATCATGAAAAATGGTTTTGAGCCTGAAGAATTAGGCAAATGGGGTGATGGAACTGTTTATATTAAGAGCACATTAGATCACTTGAAATTAACCAAGGCTGGTAAAGTTTCAAAACGTGTTGCTCAAAATGCTGCTAAATCTAAAATTTATAGTGAAATAACTGATACTTTAAAAGCTGAAATTAAACAAAACGGCTGGAAAAATTACACTGGTTTATCAGATGGCTTACAGTATGCTACTAAAAATGGGGTTCATTTAGGTTGGGGACATGCTAACAGTTATTACAAAGGTCAATCTGGTGATGTTAATGGAGCTACTGAATTTTTCGCTAATGTTTCTGCAGCAGAAGCATTAAATGGAGAAGGATATAAGCAGTTTGAAAAGTATTTTCCTAAAGCTATTAAGCAATATAACAGCATTGTTGATGATATTTTGAAAGGATAATAGTAATGGATTATGAATATTTAGATTTCTTGTATCAAAAATACAAAGGAACAGCTTTATATAATTTATTAATTGAGTATGACAATAAATTTAATACTGTTTTTCCTGTTAATTTAATTGATCAAATTAGTACTGAAGATTTAACCAATGCTATTAATTCCAATAAAGAATTAACTTTACAAACGGATGGTAACATTTATTAATTAATAAATATTTACTCAAACGACTATGTTAAATAGCCGTTTTTATTTTGCCTTTTTCCTTGTGTGCAGGCTCAAAAGAACACCATGAGTTAGTTCCCCGAAACTTTAAAACGTGAGTTAAAGAAAGGACATTTAATTATGCCAAAAGATGATGTGAAAGAGACAGTTGCTACTACTGAACCTGATAAAGCTGCAGCATCGAGTTCAGAAAGTAAAGATAAGCTAGAAAAGATTGATGCTGATTCACTTGTAAAGCCTTATATTGATCGAATCACTAAAGAGCAAGCTCAAAAGAATGATTATAAGACTAAATATGAAGATGCTATGAAAGAAATTGAACAATTAAAGTCTGATAAAGGTAAGTCAGCCAAGGAAATCACTGAAGAAGATGAACGTACTAAAGAAATTGAGTCATTAAAAAAACAGAATGCTGATTTAAATGCTCAAATTAAGCGTTCAAATGATATTAAAGAAGTTAACGGAATATTTAAGAAAGCAGATTTAAATATCGATGAAGATGTTCTTAATATGGTCGTTAATGAAGATGCTACTCTTACTGTTTCAAATGCAAAAGCAATTATTAATTTAGTTAATAAGGCACGTGAAGAAGGAAAAAATTCAATCCTTAAAGGAAAAACTCCTACATCAAGTGGAAGTAAGATTAAAGCTCCACAAGATGATTTAAAGCGTGCTTTAGGTTTATAGAAAGGAATTTAGAATATGCCAACAGATGCAGAAACTAAAGGTTTCAACTATGTAACAAAAGATGGAGATTTATTAGATCAAAAGATTACTGCAGGTTTATTTACTGCAGCTTTAGGAACGCCAGAGGTTGATTTAGTCAACGGAGGACGTTCTTTTACATTAAAGACTATTAGTACTAGTGGATTACAAACTCATACTCGTGGAAAAGGCTTTAATTCAGGTACTGTTACTGATGAAAAGACTATTTACACTATGGGACAAGACAGAGATGTTGAGTTCTACCTTGATCGGCAAGATGTTGATGAAACAAATCAAGAATTAGCAATGGCTAACATTTCTAGTGTATTTATTACTGAACACGTTCAACCAGAATTAGATTCTTATCGTTTTTCAAAAATCGCTACTTCATTTGATAATCTTGATGGTAATGATACTGAAGGTGCTTTGTTAGCTAAGACTCATAAGACTGAGGAAACTTTAGATGCAACAAATGCTTACTCACAATTAAAAACAGGTATTGGAAAAGTACGTAAGTATGGCACTCAAAATTTAGTGGGGTATGTGTCTAGTGAAGTGATGGATGCATTAGAGCGCTCAAAAGAATTTACTCGAAATATCACTAATCAAAATGTGGGAACTACTGCACTTGAATCACGTATTACTTCTATGGATGGTGTGCAATTGATTGAAGTGTATGAATCTAACAGATTCATGACTAAGTACGATTTTACTGATGGTGCTAAGCCGACTGAAGATGCTAAGGCAATTAACTTCTTAGTAGTTGCAAAACCAGCAGTTATTTCAATCGTAAAAGAAAATGCGGTATTTTTATTTGCTCCAGGTCAACATACTGACGGTGATGGATATCTATATCAAAACCGTTTATACCATGATTTATTTATTAAGAAGCATAAACGTGATGGTATTTTTGTATCAGTAAAAAAAGCATAACCCCGCAAGGTAATAAGCAACCTACTCCAGGCGGGGAAGATAAGAAAGAAGATCAAAATGAATGATGTATTAGATGACCAGCTTAAAAAACTTAAAACAGCTCTTCAATTAACTGATACTAAACACGATGATCTTCTAAAGCTGTATCTTGAAGATGCTACTGACTTTTTAAAATTAAGGTTATCCATTACTGGCGTAATCCCAACTGAAATGCTTGCTATAGTTCGTGGAGCAGCTGTTAAGAAATTTAATCGTTTTAAAAACGAAGGAATGGCCAGTTATTCTCAAGATGGGGAATCGATTACATTTAATTCTTCTGACTTTGATGAGTGGGAAGATGAAATAAATCAATGGCGTAAAGATCATACTGGTTTAAATCGAGGAATGTGGGTGAATCCTTATGAGATATGACACTATAGTCAGTTTCTTTAAAGATTCAGATGGAAAGTACAATCCAAGAACCCACAAACACAATAGCGAACCTATTTTTGTCGATTCAATCTTTGCTAATGTTACTGATCTTGGTTTAAAAAATCAGGTTCAATTACTCGGTGGCATAAAACAAGGGTCTAAAACAGTTAGAATGATTGAAAAATTAGATAAAGACTGGGATTATATGACAATTGATGGTGATGATCGTAAATACCGATTTATCAGCTCATTAAATCTGTCAAAAGGCTATGCGATGATTGTAGGTGAAGATATTGGTTGATGTTAAGATTGAGGGATTAAGTGCCCTTATTAGCAATCTTGATGCTAGAAAATATTCTGGCAAGCAAATTCGAATCGTGGTTATGAAAAATGGTGCTGATCTTCAAGAAGATGCTCAAAAGCGTATGACTAAAACGGTCGCTTACGTAAAAGGATATTCAAAAGGGACAACTAGACGTAGCACAACACTAACCATTAGTGATGATGGAATGAAAGCTACAGTTGCACCTGGAACGTCTTACTTTCCATATGTTGAATATGGGACTAGATACATGGAAGCAGAGCCTACACTTAATCCTGCATTTCAAAAAATTAAGCAACAATTCTATAAAGATGTAATGGATTTGGTTAAAAAATGATAGATGTACAAGAAGAGCTTTTCGATAGGCTCTATTTTTTTGCACAAAATGAGTTAGGCTTTGATACCTACGACTCATTGCCAAGAGACGGGACTAAGTACCCGTTTATTGAAATAGCGGAAACGAATTTAGTTTCCGATGATTTAAAAAACGCATATTCTGGAACAATTGCTCAGACAGTTAACGTTTGGGGAGACCAAGATATGCGTTTTTTAGTTGCTCAAATGATGAATGAGTTATGTGTAAATCGTGTAAAAAGCGATCATTACACGTTTGATCTAAAAAACATACAAAAAAGAATATTACCCGATTCAAGCGTCCCTAATACTCGACTATTTCATGGAATTTTGACGCTTGAATTTAACTATACGAAAGGAAGAATATAAATGGCAGAAGTACAAGCATTAGCTGGCAAGCGTATGGTTTCTTATTTCCGCTTGCTTGAAAACGCAAAAAAAGAAAAAGCTGAACTAGTACCACTTGAAGGCGACTCTGATATTTCTTTCAAGCGTAGTTCTAAATCTACTACTACAAAATCTGGAAACATTTCTACTAGTGCAGGACTAACAGCAGAAATTGACCAAACGTTCTATGAAGGCATTAGCAAAGTTTCAGACGAATTTTATGACGCAATCTTAGAAGACAAGGTCGTTGAGTACTGGCTAGTTAACTTAGATAGAGTTAACACCCAAGGTCAATTCTGGGCTATTTATGCAAG